GGTCTAAATAGTACATATATAGCTAGGTCTAAAACATACATACAGCTTTTCGTCATAGTATACGTATACTATGACGAAAAGCTGTATGTATGTTTTAGACCTAGCTATATATGTACTATTTAGACCTAGTTTGTTATTATACTAGGTCTACTATATGTATATTTATTCAGTAATCCGCGAACGACTATCACCACCACCGAGCAGCGATGATAAAAATGGATTTACAACCTAGAGGCTCAGGTAATCCACCAACAATCATCAGGCAATATAAAAACGCATGAATTCCGTCATATGATTTTATTCAATAATTTCAATAGCTTACGAAAGAACAAAGCGGCAACCGGAAATATAGATATAAATATAATCAAATACGCGTTTGCGTTTACGCGTATTTAATGGTTTTATAGTGGCGAACTTTAAAAACAAGGAGGGGGTCGACATGACTGCCAAAGTAATTGCTTTCCTAAATCAGAAAGGCGGGTGCGGTAAAACCACTTGCTCAATCAACGTAGCAGCCATGCTGGCAAGCCAAGGCCATCGAGTTGAGCTAATTAACCTAGATCCACAAGGAACGGCCATCGACTGGGCTGAGACGCGTGGTGAGCATGCCTCTCCTGAAGATATTAACTTTCGTGTGAGCAGCATGGGGGTTAACGTCCAGAAAGAATTGGGTGCTGCAAAAATGGCGAACGACTACATCATCATTGATGGATCACCAACAGCCAGCAAACTAACGATCGCTGCAATCAAAGCCAGTGACCTGGTAATTATCCCGCTAAAGCCAACTCAAGCCGATATATGGTCGACTGATTCCACAGTTCAATATATCCATGAGATTCACGACATGCGGGATCAGCAAAAGCCGCTATGCTACTTCTTGCCGACAATGGTACTAACTGGCAGTAAAATATCTCGAACCATTGCTAGCGACCTAGAAACAGGTTATGGGCTACCAACAATGAATCGCCATACATCACAACGAATCGCCTACCAAGACACATTCGAAAAAGGCGGAACGATCATGAATCTGGATGAGCACGACAAGGCTCGCCACGAAATAAAAATGCTATCTAAAGAAATCGAAGAAATTTGTGCGGAGATCAAATAATGGCTGCGGAATTTAATCGACCACGTAATCGCCCAGAAAATGACACGTTAACCAACACCAATGAAGCGATTGATGCCGAGAAAAAAATACAAGAATCTATTGAGCGGTTCTTTCATGGACAATCCATGGCAAGGCTTGAAACACAACTGCCGCGCGTAATGAAGCAGGATCTAAACTATCTAAAAGACACTATCGATCCAGCTGGAACTGGCGTGAAACGAACAGCTAACCGCCTAATTGCAGAAGCGCTAGTGGACCTATTCAAAAAATACGGGGCTGGCAACGGTGATATAAAACTAAACGAGAAACCCGACTTCAAAGGTAAGTACTAAACGCCACCCACAAAAAAAGGCCCCTGCATCTCTGCAGGGGCCTTTCTTAACTTCCGATCGCTAACTACCAATCATCATTCGCTACGCTATCCGTCTCATCTTTCATGTGCGCAGAAAAACTCTCAGCAAGCTCTTTCATTTCCGCATTCAGCGGATTAACGTGCTGCGCAATCTCAGGAACGGTACCGTAATCAGCATAGGAATACTGCCCGAACTTAATCCGCGCTTTACCATCTTTAGCATCAACTACAACCTGATAACGAAAATTCACGGGAACTGGTATCAGCCCGCCCTCTACATTAACAATACTAACCGCCTTCGCTATGATTCGACCCGTACGCGGATTGGCTTGCTGAATAACGTCCTGAGAACTTCTAAACGTAAATCCAAACCATTCCTTCGCAGTATCGAAAACATCGACCTTAGCCTTCCCTTTCAGATCCACAACCAGCTCATAACCACGATCAGCTTCTGGAACAACGGCGTAACCGGCACAACCCGTCAACACACTAAACACAACCGCTAACAAAATAGTCTTCACTTCACTCACTCCTTGATAATTTCCGCAACAGTAACCAAAACAGCACCACTGCGCAAATCTATCACGCAGGCGATACCGCATCATCGTACAAATACACATCGTCAGAATACTCAAACGCAGTCACTTTCACGCTATCGGTACCCGTCGGTTTAATATCCGTAACCAACACCGGAATACACCACTCATCAGCCTTACCGAACATAAAATAAGGCGGCTCATGGGCGCCATTAAACACCGGCACAAAATCGAGATCCGCATTAATCACAACACTATCAGACGCAGTACCTGGTGTGCACTGATAAGGCCCTGAGACCTTGCCCGTCGGCTTACGGATGCCAATGTAATAAACACCGCCTTCAGCCCAGTCTAAATCTTGATTTAGCGTAATCTCTCGACCGCTAATCGCTTCTACCCGCCCCGTCTGCGAATAGCCAGGCATATCAATACCGAGTGCATCGTGTGACATATAGCGTGAATTCAGCGCATCCATCTCAGTACTGAACTGATGACGAATACGTCTATGCTTTTGAGTCGCCCGCTTTCGCATACCAAAACGATACGCTTGCTCTTTACCTGTAATACCAAACGCACGAACTTTCTCAGGATTATCACCCGCGTCACCGGGTAACAAACACATCACGGTATCTGACTTCCACGTTTTATCTGAAAAATACTCAACTTCAATACCGTCATTTTCGCTGGCATCGACAAACGAGCCATCCATCTTCCAGCTATTCGGTAGGATATTATCTGGCTGATATTGATAATCAAGGAAGGTGCGTTTTTCATCTCGTACGGGAATGATTTTACCAAAATCAAGCGTAGGCTCAGCGAAGCCAACGGCCAATACTTGCTGCATGGCTTTCCAAGACGTTGTTGCATTGTCATAAACAGCATCAAAGTTATCACCGCGCGCTTCCCAAACTTGATGCAATCGCCACAGATCGTCCATGTCTATTTCATGGCCTAACTCAGTTGCGATCTCATACAGGGCAGAGCTTATGGATCTGGTTGGACCATGATCGACCATAGCCCCAGCACCGTTGAATTTTTTCAGCTTACGCGTTGGCACTAAACCTATTTTATTTTCAGCAGCATTCGCTAACTCATCAGTACCCGTAATCTCGAATGCGATCGTTGTAATACCAGGATAAGACGTGGCTGATTTTAAAGACGAACGCAAAGACACCCATTCAATTTTATCTTTAATTAAAATATCATCTGCATTCGCAGTTAATCGACGAATACGCACATCGGGTTTTGACCCAGCCGGAACTGCGATTTCTAATGTGTAGGCCAACTGGTCTCGAGTTGCGGCCGTAAAAGTCTCAACACGCTTTTGCCATACCGCGCCTTCGTTAACGCGCCATTGCAGTTCGATTTTTACTGAATTCGAACCCACATCACCATCGTTATTCAGCCGTGCTAATCCGTTATTTAATCGAAAATCTAAAATTAACTTATCCGTAGTTTCACCAAACGGCACCGCCGAGAATGGACCGACAAGATCAATATCATCCTCTATATTCAGAACTCGATACCGAAACTGACCACCCGACGTAAAACCTGTCCACGTTGCGTCCACGGTAAAATCATCATTAAGCTTTTCAAAAACCGACTCGGATACAGATACATTAGACGCAACCTGAAAAACCCCGATCGAATTATTATTAGCATCAAAAAATTCGAGCGGTACGCTGACTAAGTTATTGCCTGTTTTACCTATATACACCTTCTGCCAGTCGAACGGATAACGAGAATACAACAAGCCATCTGCACCATACACCGAACGATATATTCTGAGAGCTTTGGAATCCCCCTGAACAGCCGCATCATAGTAATAACTGTTGTACTGAACAATCCAGTCGAGCGCGAACTCTGAACCCTGCAACTCTAAACCACTGGTTCCCGTGCTGCTGCCAACTTCAACAGAACGATATTCATTCAAGTGCGCTTCATGGCCAGATACATTCGCACCCGGTTGGAATATTTGATACGTCACATCCGCCCCAAACTTTAAAACCTGCGTATCACCAATCAAGATATTTTCAGGCAATATTTCCATTTCGCCTACACCACACGACAACATGGCATAGAGTATTTTTTTATTATTTCTATAAACCGTTCGCGGAAGATTCAAATAATCTGCATAGATTTTATGATGCCCCAACAACACCGGAACCGTCCCCATCAATCGCGGTTTGTTACCCTGTGCGTTCACATCATAAATAGATGAACCATTAGGCGAGGTATTGTTATACGTATCTGGTAGCGGCTGGTTAGCCATGTGAATAGCATAAGCAGCCGAGGCCACAGCGATCACAATCATCACGGCCGTTGCAGGATCTTTCGGCTCGATCATGCACTCTACCAAGTCACCTGCAGCAAAACGCGTTAATTTCCATTGATCGAACGGCAATGGCTTATCATTCAATAACACCGAAAACAATGGTACGGGTCGCTCATGATATGACGGAACATTACCGATCAAATAATCGTGCAACGTAATACCCGCAGCGCAATTAACTTTCTCAAAATCATCATGCTTAAATTGATTCGGATAAATACGCAATTCAACACTAGAATCGACAGGAGCATCAGTAGACATAATTCTCTCTAAGTTTTTCATATTGATTTCGCATATTTATAAAATTCAACCTTGCTCGACAGGCGTTTAAACACCCGAACTGGCAACACCGAATAGCCGTATTTTGATGACGTATGCATCACATTCGTCGCATCGACACAGATACCAATATGATGAAATACATCACCACACGCAGTACGATGAAAACAGCAAGCAAGAGCCCCCGCTTGCGGCGAACACAATTCAAATGAACCCACACCCTCTTTCACAAAAGAATCAAATTCACTCGTCATTCGCGATTCATCAGAGCGAAAAATACCGCAAAAACTTTCCAATAACGGTCCTCCGAACTGATAATGCAGCGCGTGGCGAACAAGACCAAAGCAATCCAAACCGCCCGACTTAGGATCAGCAGACACAGATCGGCCGCCATCGACGTACGGAACAGATTCGTACTGAGATAAATCGGGTGATGAATTCATAAGATTCTTTTGAAAAAGAGTTGCTGGATGATCTTACTAGGCAGCGAATTTAAGACCAGGCGCAAGCGTGGGCGTATAACGCAAAACTGGCCATAGCTTATTAACGAAGTCGTGGAAGTCAGCAATAATATTGACCGACTGCATATCAGCTGTAAAACTGGTCGCGGTCATTTCAATAGCCACCTGAGCCGGTGCCGCTTTATTGCTTTCTAAATACGGGCGGTAAATAACGGGCAATGTCACACCCGACTTCAATACCGCGCGAATCAAACCCAACGCTTCACCCGTGACATTATCTAACTGAAACTGTAGATCTTGATTGCCGCGCATGGAACGATCAGCCAGCGATACTCCGAAAGGCATCTGCTCAAACGTCACCATTTCGCCACTTTCAAGACCTAAGATTTCATCATTAAACCCTTGAACCCAACGGATCACGCCGTTGGGGAAAGATGCATGCGGCATTTCAAGAGTATGATGTGGAATGTCGTCGGTTACTGAGGCATGGACTGTCTCTAGGAGTTGGGACATTAGATGCCAACCTCCCAACAAAGCGCCCAGTCATGAAGATTTTCACTCAACTCAGGAACGAATAACTGACTATTTGTACGCAATGGCGAACCCGTATAATTACCAGTCACCTCCACATTTCGACCCAGCCCCAATACACGCAAACTGGCAGAAGAAATATCAGTACTCATTGTCAAAGTCACACGATCGCGAGAGACAATTTCGGCACTCAAGATTGTATTACTTAAATTATCGTCATAACTAAAACCAAGATTCGCAACATCAATAGCAGAGTCAAAAATCAAACGACTATCAGCAACCATAAAATCAACATGAATTTTATTGCCGTCAATAGTAATTGCGCGCTTATCAAGGGAATTAAAATCACCGCGCGAAAGCAAGCCATAAATAGCTTTACCCCAATACGCACCCATCAAGAAATAACCACGTTTTGACATATGAGTGCCATCAGAATTTGCCGTTTCTGCATTCATATTATATTTAAGCTGCATGTGCGCTTTTGTTAGCGCCATAATGCAATCATCACGAGAATCACACACTTGATACTGAGCCAATGCAGGGGCTTTACTGTAAGACCGAGAGACTTGATCAACCAAAAACGTCAGACTATAACCAGAACCCAAGTGGGTCGCGATCATAGATTTATACATCTCTACCAAGCTAATCAAATCATCAGCGTAATTAGTATCCGTACCATCCGCTTCACCCTGATTCCAAATCATTGGCACACGGGAATCAACCTGCAAGCCATAAGATTCAATCAACGACTTAGCACGTTGCAGCTGTATTGCCGCATTAGCCGTAGAATTGCCATCACGTAAATATTCAATCTGCTTACCGCTTATGCCGTGAGACAGTAATAAGAAAGACGCATCGATACCAAGACTAAGAGCTTGATAAATAGCGCTTGTTCCTGGCGAACAAGAAAGGTTTGAATCATTCTTTAAGTACCCCAACGCCGAAATACTATTAGTAGTAAGCGGCCAGTCTTCTACCCCTTGAGACTTAGAACCACCAGGCATCAACATGCGGCCAGTAAAGCCCGTAATACTTGCCGCCGGATCAATCGTATTACCAGAAGACGCGCCAACCGATAACGACTGGCCAGAAACTAATACCAACGTTACTTTGCCAGAAACAGGCACACAAACAACGACATCAGGAGCCGATGTCAGTACACGGTATACCTGACCCTGAGCAATAAATTCCCATAATCCTGGTGATACTTCGAACGCAGAATTCACATATAAATTGGCTGGGTTCAGTTGAACGCTATCAACAACTAACTTCCCACCCGCAACACCACTATTAGTAACAATACCCACAACTTCCGCCATTTCAGAGGGAGTCGGTAGAATCTCATTATCAGAAGGAACACCCGTCTTTGACGCAAAACTTGAAATTAATTCAGCAGCACCAGAGGGGTTTTCAACAATAACAGACAATGAATGACTATCTGAATAAACAGTAATATTATCAAACGACAATTCAACAAATCCAGCCGATGCAACTTTAGTCGAAACCAGCGCTCTAACCGAACCGGTCGATGTTCTAAAATGAATCTTTACAGTACAACCCGACGCACTCCAAACCGATACCCGCAAATTAAACGAATCAGCCTCGATCAACCCAGCCCGCTCCATACTGTAAAGGCGCTCAAACTTATTAAAACTATCGTCAACCGCATTAGTCAAAACTGGATGATTAGTAACCCCATTCTGTGAATCAAAAATACGGCCGCTATTAACACTTTTAAATCCTTCAATCCGAGTATTAACATTGGCAAATCGATTAAACGAATCAAACAAAATATTACTAGTTTTTATCAGCGCGTTAAACACACCCACTGAGTTAATAACCTCAGAAGGCTGCGGCACCCCCTGAAAAGACGCGCCATAAAAATGTACACGAACCTTCCCCGAACTAGGCTCCAATATAACCGACAAAACTGCTGCATTATCAGGAACATCGAGTCGCATACTATAATAATTACCACCCGCACCAGGAGCAGGAAAAAGGCTATTACTACTAATTATATTGCGATTAACATCACGATACACCAGCGTATAACCCCCACCCACATCAAAATCAGCATACGTTCGAACAGCTAAAGATTTTCCAACATAGTCATTAGGAATATTAAAGTCTCTGGCGACACGAGCGCCATCACTTATCGACTCTAAAGCGCCACCATCCGGAGAAAAAATATTAGGAACGACTACATGATCACCGCTAAGAAAATGGCTAAATCCATTTAAGTTTTGAATGGCCGGCACCACCTGGTTCAAAGGATCTACAAATACGTTATGGCCGACCGCAGCATCAACCACATCCTTTATCGAAGCATCCGTTACAACTTTCGCAGCATCAATAGCACTCTTTATCGAAGCATCCGTTACAGTTTTCGCAGCATCAACCAACACACTAGCATTAACGATTTCGAATGGGCGCGGAACCCCCTGAAAAGACGCGCCATAAAAATGTACACGAACCTTCCCTGAACTAGGCTCCAACATAACCGACAAAGTCGTGGCATTTTCAGGCACATCACGACGCAAACTATAATAATTACCACCCGCACCAGGAGCAGGAAAAAGGCTATTACTACTAATTATATTGCGATTAACATCACGATACACCAGCGTATAACCCCCACCCACATCAAAATCAGCATACGTTCGAACAGCTAAAGATTTTCCAATGAAGTCACTAGGAATATTAAAATCACGCACTACCCGAGCCCCATCAACCGTCGACTCCAGCGCGTTTCCATCACCAGAAAAAATACTATCAACAGCTACATGACCACCACTCATAAAATGACTAAACCCATTCAGATCCGGAACAGATACCACCATCTGATTTAAAGGATCTAGCAATACATTTGCACCATCTGCAAAATTCACTGAGTCATAATCATTCTTAACCCAAGCAGCCCCATCCCACCCATAAAGCCCATTTTTATCACCATCAAGATCATTCCAAACATAAGCAAGCGGATAGTAACCATTGGCATCAATGGAAGGCGCACCACTAACCGCTAATGTAACCTTAGTCGAAAAGGGGATCTTCCCGCCAACCAGAGACTGAAGAGATGTGAATTTATCAGCTATCTCTTTCGCTAAACTCGGCCTATCAACTCCGTTATGCGTTACAATTTTATTTTCGTCACCAAATGCAATCGACTCCATTTTAGCCACTAGAAGCTCTAGCTCTGTAAACAAATCTGTTAACGCGCTCATTTATTCTTCCCCAATTAATACATAATTTGTTATTGATTCATCTACTGCATCATGAGCAGCTTGCGTGGCCGATTCATAGCCACCAATGCGCCCAATTGTTTCGTCTTCACTAATTACGCGAAGGTTTTTAACTAATAATTTTGCAGTCACCGTCGTCATACTTTGACTGATCGGTTTCTGTGAATAATCACCAACGAACTTGCACTGGTGATCAGCCACAACCGTTCCCGTTTTAACCGACATAACAAACCACGCTTGGCCGTTGCCGATTAGGTGGTGATACCAGCCCTCAAATATTTCTAGCTGATCATTACTAAAAGAAAACGTGGCCGACATCTCTGCAGGCGGTCCGCGAAAACGATTGCGCGAGCGTGAATAGCCAGATTCCATTTTGGTTTCTAGCCGCATCGACTTACGTTTTAGACTGTGATTTTTTAGAAGTGGAAGCGATAATTTATTATCGGGATAACGCGTAAAATCAATCATCGACCCACCCGTTCTAATCCGTAAGACTGCTCATTAACCTGAGACGCTTCACCGCCCTGTTTAATATTTGAAACATAAATGCTAATAACATCTTCTGCATTCATACCACCACTTTGATTAACTTGGCCTGCTTTGCTAGCGTCTTCAAAAAGATTAATGATTGGAGCACCACCGCCGCCACCGCCACCGTTGTTAATACGATCAGCCGCTTCGCTTAACGATACGTTTTGCTTTGGTGACAGAACGCTTTCACCGCGCTGCAGTAAGTAAGTTGATTCTTCTGGAACGTAGCCCAGACCACCGTGGGCAACACCCGCAATAGTTTGACCGGCTACCAATCCGATGCTGGCATAACCGATTCCCTTAACAACACCACCCAACGCAATACCAGCTGCACCAGGTAAAGAAGCCATTGCTGAAGCAGAAGCGGCTTCGGTATCTGTAATCATTGAAGGAATGGCGGCAGCTTGTTTAGCTGCAAACATAGCCTTGTAAAGACTGTTTCGCTTACCACCTGATTTTTCTAACGCATCATTAAACTGGCCGAAGGTGCTAGAAGCAGCAGCAAGCCCAGATCTTTGAATCGCGGCTTCTTTTGCCGCTCGATCTTTAGCTGCATCCGTTGAAGCCTTGGTTTTATCCGCCTCTGCCTGCAACGTCGCCACTTTTATCTTTTCTAAGCTATCAAGCTTTTTCTGCTCTGCTATTTCACTGAAACTATCTTGAAGCTCTGCCAAACTTTCAAAACCACGAGCAGTAATTTCCTGCTCGCTCAGCTGCCATTCTGCTATGCGCGCTAATTGGTTTTGATTCTTTAACTCTACCTTTTCAGTTTCACTCGCAAACTGCATATCCATCGAAGCAAGATCAGCAGCGTACTTAGCTTGTGTTATCGCTGTTTTCTTTTTCTCTTCTTCTAATTTTTGAGCAACAAGCTCATCAGACTTTTTCTTTTTGTTCTCAGCAGCCGCATCATCTGCAACTTTCTCTTCTTCTTTACGCTTTTTCTGGCGTCCGCGAATTGCTTCCATCTCAGTTTCGACGGCTTTCAACTTTCGTTCGACGTTCATCGCGTCAGAATCAGTACCGACAATCCAAGAAAGAAACGTATCTCGGTCGCCCGAATACAGCGCATCTAAGCTGTTTCTAAGATTTTCACTTTCAACCCATAAATCAGCCAAACGGCTATTATCATCGGGCTTCATTAAATGGTTTACGCGATCAATAATCGCAGCCATTCCCGTTGCAAGGTTTTGCATACCCGCTGCGGCGCCAGAGTCTTCTGCGACATTAACTTTCAGCGTTTGCCATCTCTGGCTTAACGTATCAACCGCACCGGCTAACGTTCCCGCCTCGGCTTGGCCTGCACCACCGATCTGCTTCTTTAGCGTTTCTAAAATGTAGCTTTGCGCATCAGCAACATTGCCCGCATCTTCCATGCTGCGAATCATTTCACGCTCAGCTTTACTGAACGACACACCCGCTTTCTTTAATGCCGAAATACCTTCGGTTGGGCTTTCAAGGGCCTTACCTAACTGCAACGCTGCAGATTTAGAGTCGGTACCCATTACCGCGGCCATGTCTTGCGACAATACAATGGCATCTTCAAACGATTCTTCAGCAACACCCTTAAACGTTAATAAAACGTTCTGTGTGTCCTTAATCCCTTCAACACTGGCCAATGTACTAAGCGCTATCGATTTAGCCATTGCATCAAGCTCATGGGCTGCAAAACCTGCTGCATAGCCCGTCGATCTTAATAGCGCTTCTTGCTTCTTATTTCGTAGCGCAAGTTGGTCGTGCTCTTTAATGCTGGATACCATCAGCAAAGAAAAAGCAGCAACAGAAGCACCCGCCACCGCATAAGCGCCAGCGGTACCTGAAACTAAACCAGACATCGCAGTAAAACGCCCTGTGACTCCGTTCAACGGCCCATTAATCGCCGTCAAACCCTTACTAACACCGGTTACCGAGTTGGTAAGTTTATTGTTTGTCGTGGTCGCTTTTTTTATGGTCGACTGATAGCCAGCGGTATCGCCTTTAAGACGAACCGTTAGGTCGTATATTTTTGCGCTACTAGCCACTGAAGGCTCCTTTTAAGGTCGCAAGCATATGCTCAGCAGTTTGTTGAGGCTCATCACGAGTGATCGTCACGAAGAAGTCGGAAGGCTTGTAAGGATTTGAATTTGCAGAGCGATTAACATTAGCGATAACAGAACTGATACCGGCTGAACGCAGCTCGTCTACCTCAGAACCGAAGGGCTCTAACTGGTAGTATTGTTCCCATTCATGCATCTGAATGGCGCGCATTTCTGCCAACATTGCGTCCACATCGAAATAGCCACACTGGATGGCTAATCGATGGGCAAATCTTCTAGCATGTTGGCTGGCTAGGGGTTTACAGAAGAAGTCTCGACTGGCTTTGGCTGGTTACCGTTGCCTTCCCAATCTGGTGCAGATGTAGCCGTATCAATGGATTCATCTTCAACCTGATCAACCACTGCTTCACTTCCATTTTTAGGCGGAACTAACCAGGGCATTCCAGACTGCTCAGCAATAACCTCAAGGGCTTTCATCAAAACACTGTCAGGATACAAAGCGACTTTATCCAAATGCTCTCGCTTCATAGGGTCCAATACAAAATATCCATGCTTATTACGAGCCGCGGCGGCAATCACCTGATGTTTCATCTGAATAATCTTGGCTGTACGCTCAGGCTCTTTCAGCCCCATCGTATAATTAACCAAATCAGCAAACGCTTGGCGATCAGCACCATTCAATTCTGTTAAAAACCAAGGACCGACTTTTTCTTTCACACGATACTTAAACACCGGATCCTTACCTAGCAAGGTTCCGATTTGCAAAACCCAAGGCAGGGCGTTAAGAACAAACTTTAAAAATATTGCCATACTACCCCCTAAACAATCGGCTCAATCAGTGGCTTACCTGATGGCTTTATCTTCAATACGCGATCGATCTTGCCATCTTTTTCAGTCGGCAATTCAAAACCAGAAACGACACAATCCATCGTCCATTTTGCTGAAATAGGTGCAGGGAAAAACAACTGAATTGTTTCTTTCACTTCATCATGAAAAGATTTTTCAATGCCGTCAGCTTGCTTAGTTCGATCTGCATCACCCTTGCGGTAACGAGCCGTTAAGCTGATCTCTGAAACATCTTTCATTCCCGTTGTGTACTTACGGTAATTGTCTTCTGAAATACCGTATTCGGTATCATCAATCGTATCGGCGCTAATCCCGATACCAGAAATACCAATAACCGACCCGACAATTTCCATCTTGTCGGCTTCTGCGCTCGCAGTGTCTAAGCGCTTGATTCCAATCTGGTGACCTTGTGGCATGGATTAATCCTCAAATTTAATAATGTATGATTGCGTAAATGAGCACGACATAACTTCAGGAGCATGGTCGTAAACATAATTTGATCGATAAAAACCGCCGATTAAATCATTCAGCGTATTGTCGATATTTAGTTTTTCATTAACCGCCGCTGAAATAGCATCAAGCTGGGCTTCTAGATCCCCAAAACCTTGTGCAATTATTTCAATCGTCAGCTGAGCAACGTTGTCGTAGACCCCGTCGTTATCAAAATCTTCATCCGCGCCTTCTATATAAACTAAGGCAAACGGGCATTTACTGGTTGGAACATCGGCTGGCCGATAAGGGAAAACGGCTTTAAACAGCCCCAATTCCGTAAGCTGAGCAGCTACCGCGCTGCGAATACTGGTACGAACTGACATTAGATAATCCCTGCCTTTCTTAATACCCTATGTCGATACTCTTCCTGCATGAGCCTGCGCATATCGTTTCGCAATACTCTCTCGGCCGACTGTTTCATATGCTTTGATAATTGCGGGGCAATATTGAGCTTTTGATTTTCGAGGGCGTAGGTACCACGAGACTTCTTTTTAAATACTTGCGGTTTACCAATGAGATTTTTTGAAGGGGCTCTTCGACCCTTATAGCGATGCTTTGGCGTACTGGTTGGCGTAGCAATAAAAGCATCCGGAATCAGATATTTACCCGCTGCAACACCGCCCGTTACTTGCCGGGCTTTTAACTTAATTAAGGGAATACCCTGCATCCCGCCCCAAACAGTTGTTATCTGTTTTCGAGGTGTAGAATTTTTAAGTTTAATCCTAGGTCGTATCAACTTTTGAGAAACGCTTAATGGCCCAGAACTTCTTTTAACCACTTGCGTTTTAATTCGCCGACCGGCTTTATTTAACGCAGAAGATTGGGCTCGCTTAACATCACTTCCCGACAGAATATCAAAGCGCTTTCGCAGCTCTCCCATCTGGTTAATCATGTCTTTTTCATTTATTTCTAAACGATTCATAACTCACCCAATCAACCTATACCGGAACTGCTATTGCTGAATAAACTCGTAAGCCTGTTAAAGATTGCTCTGGCTTAGTTATAAGCAGCTCCATCTCAACCACGCCCAACTCATCCAGCAAACGCACTTTGTCACCAGGTACTAATTCGTTTTCACGCTTCACTGTGACATCCCATTTTTCAGTACTGACCCGCTCACCGAACGGATCGTGCACCGATGGCCGCGCAATACAGTGCGCGCCCACTGGGTCATCATCTGGCTTCAAATGATCCACGATCAAGCAAGGCTGGCCCTGCAAGGCCATGGCATTAGTAGCCGCCATCTTTGCTAGCTGATTCATTCGCTAGCAGTTCGGGATAAGGCGAATGTCGATGGAAGTAATACCACCGGCAGCCGCTTTAACGGCATAGCCACACTTAACCGCGCCAGATGCAACAGACGTGATTTCACCCGCCTTTGCATAAACCGTTGCGCCTGCTGCAATCACATCAGCAGAGACTTTCGGTAAACGTTGCACACCCACAACTTCAACCGGAATAATTTCACCTGTTAAACCCGTAATCTGAGCAACACCAACAATCTTGCCTTGAACAACCAAACCGCCTGACGTTACGTCATCAGTAAGCGTTAAATCTAGGACATCGCCATTTTGTACTTTTGTTTGAGCCATTATTTTTATCTCCAAAAATAGGCATTAAAAAACCCGCACTGGGCGGGCTTTAATTAGATATTAAGTTAAAACGGGGAAACTATGCCGCACCAGAGTTTTTAACTAAACCACGGTAATCAACAATCGCAGCCGCAAAATCATGGCGAACCTTAAATACAACGCCATCTGAATTAAAATCAATCTGGCTATCGATATACGCGCCTTCCTGACCTTCCAGATAACCATAAACAACGCTATCTACCAGCGCAGGATCGCCAACACCGAAGTACTCGACTTCGCTTTCTTCATCCAGAATTGCTTCTGTAATCACATTTAGCTTACCAAATGGATTAACTTCACCTACAGCATTAGGCGTAATCTGAACCTGAAGCTGATCACCGTCAGTTTCCAGTGCTGCTGGAATGATGATCGTGTGCAATTTAGTATTTAACGGGAATCCCGTTTCACCTTTTGCAGCTTTTGATTTCTGAGTTCGTAAAAGCTTTCGCATCTTACTAAGCTCAGCCACACTTGGCTTACCACCTGATGCAATCAAGTTTTTATGCGCGACATCAAAAACAGGTTTCGAATCTTCACCCGTCTTTGCGTTTGCAGCTAATAAGCCGTAAACCACACGAGTTTCGTTTAATGCAGCCTGAGCACCCATCATGTAAGGCAAACGAGACAACGCATCGAGATCATCGTTGATAATCATTTCACGCGTAATGCGAACAATACGACCTTTTGTTTGTAGTGCCAGCGCTTCATTGCTATCACTTAAATAACCAAGCTTATACTCACCAGCTTCTGTCTTAGGCAACAACTGAGGCGCATCGGACAAACGAGTAATGTTGTGCGCTTTAAAGTTTGGCAGGTTTTTACGCTGGGCAAATAAAGTGAACGAACGAACATTAGTCGTATAACCACGAGCAAGCTCATGATTCGCAACATCTGCAAAGATTGAAGGTAAGTCACTAGTCGACTGCATTGCTGTTGCAGCAACCTGACTCGCATTCATACCTGTTACATTTACACCATTATTTACCAATGACTGACGGCACATCTCTCCAAGACTCATATGAGCAAAGGTATTACCTTCTTCTAAAGAAATAACACCTGGTGCAACACGATGTAAAAGAGCATTTGAGATTTCAGCTCGCATATCACCAGCACCCATTACAACTACAGATTGACGACCAGATGGCATGTTTTCAGTGTCGCGAGCAGCCATATCAGTCATCGCAGCTTCACGAGCTTTATCGATTGTAATGTCGGAATCAATCCAACCCGATAGCATTTCAGTAGAAACACCGCTAGTAGTCGCAATAGAACGCAGTTCAGTTTGACGTTCACGCTCAAACGTAATACCCGCAGCACGAAACTCAGCTTCGGTTGTTGCATTGCTTTGGCCGCCTTGGCCTGCAGTCATTTTTGTACGAGAATTTGGTACAGGCACATTGGCCTCCTCATTATTATTTAAATTAGCTGCATCACCTGCAGCAGGGGTTAAGTTTTCTGTCGCCGGAATTGGCAACTGCATCAAGGCAAACATGCCGCTTGGCATAACCATCTCGCCTAAATCCACAGCACGAGCAACCGCTTCAATCGGATCTAAAATACTATCGATTAAACCGTGCTCTAAACACGTTTCCGCATTCATCCAAGTATTCGCAGCCATCAAGGCCAACGCTTGCTCTTCAGAAAGATTTGAACGCTCTGCATAGATCGTTGCGGCCTGCTGACTGAATTGCTCAATCTGGTCTGCAGTTGCACGAAGCTCATCCGCATTACCTGAAACATGGGTCGAAGCCATATGAATAAACTGGTAAGCATTACGCGGCATACGCACTTCATCACCGGCTAAAGCGATGATGGTTGCCATAGAACCTGCAAAACCATCAATGGTTACAACCACACGACGATCGGACATTTTCAAAGCGTTATAAATCGCTAAGCCTTCTAAGAAGTTTCCGCCTTCGCTAAAAATGCGAACGTGCAAATCACCTTCGGGCTTAACCGCTTCTAATTGTGAGATAACCGACAACGCATCATTGCCATCCCACCAATCACCGATAATGCCGTAAAGCATTAGCTCGTTACTGGCATTGATATAATTTCGGGCATTGGCAGCAGAGGTTGTCATTTCAGCTTCAGTGCTCATAGTCACTGATAATGTTGCAGCAACCATTGCACTAAGCAGCTTTATTTTTTTCATCTTCTTTTTCTTCCTCGTCATCATCCGGTATCGGGTTTGCATTTCCGGCACCGGAAACCCGTCGAGGGTCGGTATCGAATATTAAATTTCTTGCGTCAGCTTGTTCGTTCCATTCTTTGTATTGATCCATAATGACGTCGGGGTTATCACCCTGCTCTAACAAAGCTCGCTGCATAGGTTTTAAACCCGCGCGGATTGCCTTGATCAATGGACCAATTTCTTTCGTAGGATCAAACATCTCTCTGCGTGGCGGTATCCAATCGCAATCTAAATCACGAGCCGATAAACCATGAAGTTCTAATGCTTCCTGCAACCAAGCCCAAATACGCTCTAGCAATAATGGAATAATTATTCGGTTGCGATCTCCGTTGATCTTACGATGCATATCCAGCCAACCCATGCGGCCACTGGTAAAGTTGACCTGAGTTAAATCGCCAACCAATGCCTGGTATGTAATACCCCAGTCACTGGCTATTTGATGCAACTCTTCAGTGATAAAATCATGCTGGCCAGAAACCGTCGGAGGTGTGTTGAAGTCCATCGTTTGGTTATTGCCAAGGCGTAATATCTGACCCGGAGCGGCTCTTTCTGGTAATGGATCACCGGCTGGGCCTGTATTGCCAATACCCTGAGTAGTAGAAACGGTTCCAACAAAACATGCGGCGATTTTTTGTTGCTCTAAACGCGCATCTTGAAATTCTTCTAAGTTTTTTGCTTTAATTGCACTGGCCAAACCCTTTGGCATACCGAGCAGCTGACCCGGTCGCTCACAATCAAACATGTGAATGACATTCTCAGCAGGATGCCGACGAGAGATATTTTTCTTACGAGAGAAAAAACCTACATCCCCCGGATGACGGTCGAACAGCCAGTACGCGACCACCTGCTCATCTCTATCAACCTCAACCCCGTTGATAATTTCATGACCATTTTCAAGTGTTACCGTTCTTAAATGATCTAGAAAATCGCCTTCAAGCATCTTTATCTGCAAATGCAAACCGCTCTTAGCTTCTAACGTACGCTGACGAACAATAAGAACACCACCGGCACTGCACATGGTTTTAAAACCAATAAATTGCTGGCCAAATAGATTATGCATACCGTAGACATCGGCTTTTATACTTCCAGCCCACAAGCTAACTAACCGCTGAACCTGTTTTACTTTATTTTGCTTGGCTTTGGATTTAGCATCACTACGAATGGATGGGCGTATTCCATCCCCTACCGTGTGATAGCTTTTAGCATCAACAGCAGATTTAATAATTGAATTATTGCGATATAACTCACGCATATTTTTACGGGCAACCACTAGATTATTACTAGAGATCGACTTAACAGATGCATCACCATTTGTTTTAAAACCACGACGACCGTTACCGGTAACGTCGTAGCTCATTGATGCACTGCTTCTTTTTAGATTTTCAAGACTAGCGCGATTGATCTCACGATGAAGCGCGGCCTCTGCGCTGAAAAAACCAACAAACTTATCGACGATATTTCCCATTATCGATATCCCTTATCAAACGATGATGCCCACGTATTATTTTGCGGTTCAGCATGCCCGAGTCGAGCTTTCAAACGGGCTTCGATTTCACGCATTTCAGACAAGGTACGATATTTAGAAGTAGCACCATCAAAAGTAAATTCCATAAGACCAGAATCAATAGCATCTTGAAGCGCTGCCAATTTTGCAGCCAATTGTGTTTCATCTGACATTATTTTTTATTCCAAAAATCAGGGAGCTCACGAGTTTCTTGCGCGATAGTTTCAGGCTCTGGGGTTGACTGGTTTGGCACAATGCCATTATTCAGATCAATGCCACCGTACATCTCAGCGAATGTAAGCGCGGCCATTGCATAGCGTCGGCAATCCCATGCTTCGTTTCGAACACCCGACGGGCAAACCCACTGCCAGACGTCCTTTCCTTTTATTCGAACCAGCGTTCGTTCTTCTGCTGTAAGCATGTCGAAGTAACGCTGATCGTGGCCTGTGTAGTCGCCATCTTCTAGCGATGTCATAGGCCAATGACATTTTGGCTTTGGATCCAATACAACAAAATCGCGCGCGACTACATCACCAATCGATGTGGTACCCACCATGAAGAGGTAACTACCAAAGTCTTTAGCGCGTTGTGATTTAGAATGAATTATCTGGCTTGCACCAACCGTCCAATCGCCTTTGCACGGGATCCACCAATTAGGATCAATCTTTGCTGAATACTTCAGAACAGTATCGAAAAATGAACCACCGGCATCATGAAACACTTGGCCAACCGACATCGGCATGCCATCTTCACGACGCCAAGTACGACGCATTTTTTCAACTAATATGGCCCAGATGTCAGGATCATCAGGACGACCCATGATCTCTTTATATTCCAGAGACCAACTTTCGCGACCCTTACCCCATGCAACGATTTCATAAGCAAATCGATTGTCTTGGGTATCCACACCCGCTGTTATATAAAGGGCGCCTTGCGGCAATAGCAGCTGGCCATCATTAGTTCGCGGATAATATTCACGACGACGAAACAAGTGGTCGCCATCCAGTTTCTGTTTAACACCGTCATGCCAGTACTCGCCCAGCGTGGTGTTGTTAAAAACCTGCAGTGTTTCTTTTTCGTCTTTGGCTTCTAGCCATTCATAGACGATGTTTGACCACGGCGAGGTTGGCGAATACGCAGCCCAAACGATAAAACAAACAGCGCGTGGTGTTTTCTTATCACGACCTGTTTCAATTGAATGGAAGTAGAGACCGTCCTTTGTCTCGATATCTGCTTCCCTATCTCTCCAAACGCAACGCTCTGTCACGTCCAAAAAATCATGATACTCAAACTCAGCAGCGCAATGCTCACAGCAATAACGAACCGAATCTGGATCGCCCTTCGTCCAGCGAAATCCAAACGGATCTTTAGGACTACCAAACTTTAATACCTGGTACTCATCGCAATGCGGACAAGGTATTTCACAGTACAGCCTGCAATTTGCAGCCTTTTCACGACGCTCTATATGACTAGAGCCTGCAATTGTCGGTGTAGTACCTAGAATTAACTTCGGAAAACTAGAACCCTCCAAACGCTTATTCATAAGCATTATCGGGTTGCCTTCTTTCCCTGATTTTCCCTGCACGTTTTGCAAGAAGCCGTCTATTTCGTCACCGATCACAACATCTTTCGACAATGCACGGTAACCACCGGCTGCTTGGCCTCCTCGAATATGCATCGAGCAACCCAATAAAAATTTTTCATCGACTTTATTTTTCGATGATTTTTTTCCAACATCTGGAAATATTGCAACGATAGCGGGGCAATCACGCATCGCTGGATCAAGTTCTAAATTTACGAACTCAGCTGCAGCGTCATCATCTTCACGCCAGATACCTATGTTTCGTTTCTTGTGCTCTGCCATGTAAAGCGTGGCGGCCAGTAGCATTTTTGTGTAACCGATACGTGCTGACTTTCGAAAATCTACTTCCCGAATATCATCATTGCCCATCGCATTTAGAATGGCGCGCTGCACTGCATGGGTTGTCCACTGCCCTTCGGTATACGAAGACTCAGCAGATAAATAAAAGTTTTGGTCTGCCCACTCAACCGCTGTTTGCGGTTTCGCTATCCGTAATGGCTTCAATCCCGTCTTGATCGCTTGTTTGATCGACTGGATCGTAATCGGATAGATCGATGTCAAAATTAGCTAACTCATTGCAAAGGTCTGCGATCACCTGTTTTGATTTGTCTAAACTGCGAGCAGACAATGATGGGTCAGCAACCTTCATTTTCATCGGTAACGATGAAACATTGGAAACCAACATCTCTGATAATTTCGATGTCGCATGAATCATCAATGCCACCGGCACGTATTCTTTACGCAGCTGGTTTAACTTAAATTCACGGGTATCTGCATCGAGTTTCTTTTTTCGGGCTTCTTGAAGCGGCACGTTAATGCCGCCAACTACGTCCCCCAGTTCCGCACCATCTTCATCGGGACCGGGCTTTTTCACTTGGCCTGTTTTCTGGCCACGCAAGTAATCAATATATCGCTTACGACAATCCTCTAAATCAAGACCGCCTTTTCCCTTAGAGCCAGCAAGCTTGCCCTCTGAGATCAAATTTCTAACTTGTCTTTCGCTGATAAATAAGTGCTCAGCGACCTGTATTTGAGTCGCCATAAAAAGCACCTACCAATAAAACCGTATAACCGTAAAAACGCGTAACCGGAACCGGAACCGAAATTAAAAAAATTTCAAAAAATTAGACAGACTCCGCGCCTCCCGAACCCTCGACGCTTCAAATCGAGGGGGGAGAACCTATATAGGGGGTGGGTCATATTGCGCCAAGCCTGAAATTATTGATAATCGACTGCATTTGCACGACTGAGGCTTAATTCCTGCGCTTATGCGAGCCTTTGTATCTTGTTTTGTGTGCGTGGTAGCGATCAACGAGTGCTTGATGCCACGGTTTGAACACATCGATACTATCAAGCGTCGCAACCCAGTCACCATCAAATGCAACAGCACGATCATCCACATAAACTTCAGCCAGCGGTTTGTAATCAACCACATCATCAACCTCAATGCCGTGCAGCATGAGCCAATCTTTAATCGCATCAACACCGCCATCGCTGGCGCATCGACACGAATGAACAACTACGTTGTACTGCTCTCGTAATCTCTCGATCGCATGAGCAACACCTGGTACTGGCTCACCCTCAATGATGGTCGACGCAACAAACCGAGCATTAAGATGAATCACACCATCAAAATCTAAACAGATCTTCTTCACTCTACCCTTCCTATTCGATAAGGAAGGACCAGCCAACAGGATGGGTAGTCCTGCCGACTGGTAAGTGACAGCAGCCTATAGCTACTGTGGGGATAGCCCAGCGAAACTGGGCCAGTGGGTTAGGTTAATACGCTCACGTTATGTCGTAAGCGAGCCGTATCATTCAGCACCTTATCTTGTACAAGATAGGGCCAATCACTAGGGCGATGCGTTAGCATATCTTTCCAGCTCAATACGTTGGGCTGATTGGTCGACGTGTTATACGTCAGTGTCTGCAAGATCTTATTAATCAAGATCAATACCCAATCATCAGTCGGGTTAGCCGTCTTATTAGCAAGCAATGCGAGCACAGGCATCGATGCGGTTAGCAACAACAAGAACGCACCAATATTCGGATAGCCATCAAGAAAGGCATTGAGTCGCGATCGTAACCAATCAACCACCGTTGATTCGATCGTCGTAGCTGCAGCAGAATCCACAACATCAACCGCTGCAGTAGTAGCAACAACCACCTGAGCTACTGAATCAGTAACCTGGTCAATGACTGGCACAGCGCTAAACGCTGGCGAACAGGCCATCAATGCGAATGCACAGCCCAGAAAACACATAATCTTTTTCATGATCAATCCTTTGTTACGAATAATTTATAATCACGGATGAATTCCGCAACCTTTGCTTCACGCTCATCTTCTGGCGATCCGTTGTAGTGATCGAACCAATAATGGGCGATCCCTGTAATGTCATCAGCAGCAGGTAATGGTGCTGGGTTGCGCCACAACTTCATGCGCGCAATAAAGCAGGCATACAATGGATTCTCTCGAAGAGGCTCAACTGCACCAGGACAAAGCTTTAACAGCTCTAATGCGTACGCCTTAAATCGTGGCCTACGTTCTAAATAAGTCTTCCAAGTATCTTGCTCTGTTGGTTTCTCAACCATAAAGAAGCCTTGCGCAGCACGATCAGCAGCAATGCCGCCCTGAACCGAATAACGGCCCATATCCGACTCATGCGCCACGATCGCAAGCAACATCTCTTCAGCAGCAATGCTGTGAGTACCAGAAGCCAACAGAACTGGGCGAATTATCGTTTCACGAAACACATTAGGATCAATCACAATGAAATCTTCTTTAGGGCGATGAATAAACGAATGATGTGTTCGACAGAACGAAGGCCGCCAAGGGCTGCTAGGAAAATCAGCACCCAATATTCTGGACCAGTCAGGCCTTTCATAAGCCCCAACGCATGGAAAAGAGCAGCACCGACAAACGATAAAATCAGTTCCCCGGTCAAACGCTTTGGGTTAATTGGCTCGTTGCCAACTAACTTAGACGCGAATAAAACCAATCCGAAAATCATCATCGTGATGTATAGGTTTAGTTCGCCCCAAAAAGGCAGTGTCTTTTCAGGCATAAGGTCACCAAATTGCGGATATAAAAAAGCCCGACTCGAAGGTCAGGCTATTAAAAATATATTTCTCTAGGCTAATTTACGCATTAATGGTTCGCCAAACCAACCTCACCCCTTCCTAACGGACTCATGCGGGGAACGTCACAATCACATGATGAACTAACTGGTAACAGATGCGTCATGACATCCGACAACGATCAAACCGAAATTAGAGCATCGCACTTTTCTCCAGGCACAAAAAAACCCGCGCTAGGCAGGCTTTTGAAATTCTTAACGTATTACGCGTAAACGCAAAATCATTCAGTGTGGTAGATAATACGGATTTATAGGGGCATGTCAAACATTAGTTAAGACCAATTCTCAAACGACCAATCTGGCCGAGCACCACGCTCCATGAGGACTTCATGAAATCTAGGTCCTAAAACCTTCCTCCATCCGATGAAATGCCAATATACCCAATGACCGCCAGCCCATCGACGGTACCAAGCATAACCACCTAGAAAATAATTAAGCATTCACCCTCCTTACACCTATACGCTTATACGGTTTCACGTGTTTGCGGTTTCGCGGATAGATCGACTGTTAATCGCAAGAGACCCATCAACTCAGCAGCCACTTCTTCTGCAGGGCCATTGTTATTCTGAGCCAAAAACGTCACCTCTGGAAAATCACCAGGACTTAAATACGTGCGGCTATCCTTGCTGAAATCAGTTCCATCACGAACCAACTGCACCACAATCACATTGTCGGCACCGGCTACATTCACAACACACTGCAACTCAGCAGAAAAGCCCGAGTCAGTGAATACAACGCCATGACCTGGCAAATACATATCTAATTCAGTTGCGGCCGCTAAACCAAAATAGTCGCTACCCATGTGAGGCTTAATCATTTCCTCACTAACCATAATCAAGAACGATCGACAGCTATGGCCACCCAAATCATTATGAGGCTGTTCCTTATCTTCTCGGTACCAGAAATCCCAATCAGAACTCGATACTCCTGAAATCATTAGCGCTAACTTAATTAGATGGCGCTTAAATTCCATGTGCTTCGCTTGAGTCGCACCCATAATGAACTTACCCAGCGTATCTTTCCCACTGCCCGGGGGTCCGTTAAATACCACCACTTTCCCTGCTAATACCGACATTTATTCAGCCTCGTTATTATCTGGATTCAATCTTTTATCTTTAGGATCTAGATACTCGTGAAGACTGGACTCTCGGACTGATGATCGATGAATCATGTAATCTGTTTCATCATATTCTTTATCAATATCCATCTTCGCAATCTGATCTTTGATTTCCTGTCTTGCTTGGCGCTCTTCTGTAAACCAGTGCTTCCCCTCAGATGTAGAGAAAATACGAACTTTATCCTGATCCTCTATCTCTTTTAAAAGCGCAGATGAAATACGAACCGCATGTTTTAACTGAGATTCACCCAAAAGCTCTAAATAACCTTTCATGCCTCCACGACCCTGAAAAAAGTCATCGATCACATCCATCAACGCCCATGTCCCATGATCAACACCCGAACAGAATTCTGATGAATATACCCCTTCCTTTTCTCGGCCGCCCGACAACTCACACAAACGCTCATTAAGTTTTACTTTTAACTGCTCTGATATATTCACGAATAACTCCCTTCCAAATCCGGTACCACAATTCCATAAAACTGATGAGCCAACTGCTGAACCTGTCTAAAATCATTAACAAGGCGCTTTGCGGCTTCACTAACAACTAAATACATCTGAGGCGAGTAACCAGAATGCTTTACTGCATACTGCCAAGTTTCTCGGGCCTCAGTAATCGTATTCTCTAACTCATTACGATCGTTATCGATTTCAGCAACTGGCTCAGACATTAGCGAAAACCTTCTATATTCCACGCATTAGCAGGAACCGTTGCACCGCATGGCCACATTGCTAGACCCGCATTACGCAAACGCTGAATAATTACATCATGGCACTCATGATAATCGCCGTACCAATAGCCCATTTCATTCTGAACGCCTCGTTTAGTAGGCGACTGGCCTAATTCACGCTGTGGCTGTTGGGCTGGTTGCTGAGCAGGGGATTGATTACCTGGTGAACCTATATCGTTATTAGATGGTGCACGATCAAGCATTTTCATTTCTTTAGCGATTACCTTCGTTGAATAACGAGTGATACCGTCTTTTTCGTACTTCTCGGTTTTATTCTTACCTTCAAAATACGCACGAGAGCCCTTTTTCAAATACTTCTCGATCACATCACACAAACCGCCAAATACAGTAATACTATGCCACTCAGTCACTTCGACCTTCTGACCTGTATTCTTATCTTTGTAGCTTTCATCGGTGGCAAGGCTAATATTCGCGACTTTATCGCCACCCGGTAAAAACTTGATTTCAGGATCACGACCTAACGTGCCCATTAACATTATCTTATTCATTGAAGCCATGATGGATACCCTATCCGTGTTTAAGTATTTACGCGAAAGCGGTTAACCGTTTTCGCGTGTTTGCGTTTATGCGGTTGCGCTATCAGCCTTTCCCAATACGCTGCGCGTGCCGTTGTGAGCGGGCTCAGAGACATAACCCCGTTCTGCCAACTGCTCAACGATACGAGCAGAGCGGTTATACCCAGTTCGCAACTTACGCTGAATAGCTGATATGCTGACCTTGCCCGTTTCATTTACAAAATCTACTGCCTCCTGAAACAACTTATCAACGCCATCCTCACCATCAAAAGCGCGGGCGTTGATCTCAATCAAATCAACGCCCTTCTTTAAGTGCGACTCACCACGAACTTCAGGCGCAACCTGTGGCGTATCCAAATCAACCTTCTCAGGGCGATTCAACTCAATCGATGCACCTAACGAATCCAACACTTCATGCAAACGATCCGAGGCACAGCCAAACGGCAACGTACCAAACGCATCATGCACAACCCCAGCAACGTAGTGATAGTTCAAACTGGTTAGCGTCATATCCGTTAAAATCTGGTTAAACGCTGCATCATCAACATTGCCATCGACATCGGCCGCAATCGGTGTGAATTCGCCTGAGATCTTGATCGAATCAAAGCAGCCATGAACGTCCAGCGTAATATCACCCATCGGGATATCGCCTTTCATAATCGACACAGGCAATTTAAACGGCTTATATTCATCACGCAGCGCATTCTGAACCGTGTCGCAATCTAACGACTGGCCAGATACCACAATGTTTTTCGACTTATCACGTTGCAGCGATACCGCAGTGCCCGCGCTCATGCTGAAAGGCATTTCAGCCATCTTCTCTTCTGTATCTAATAACCAGGTAACCATGTGATCACCGGCAGACGACTGGCAGAACACTGGCACCAATAGGCGAGGGCGAACAGTGGCGTCTTTCACTTCAAAGGCTGGAAGAATATTATTCGACAGCTCTGTGCGTATTTCGCTGGCCAATTTGTCTGAACTGGATCCGATCAGTACACAGCGGCGCAACGTATCAATCAAAACTAACGTACGAGAAGGCGTGGCTGGCGTGAATGGCACAATGGCTTGAACGATGTCGTCTTCTAAAGACTGACGCTCAATTTTACGAACACTGCGCTTTTCAAAATGCTCTATCAATGCAACCTTAGTATTCACAGTCTCTTTAATGCCTGCCATCGACAGCTTGCGAGTATCTGAGCGATAACAAAGAAGAATCAGATTCTGCTCAGTCTCAGGAATCGTGTACTCATCGTTTAACGCCTTGAAGGGCTTTTCCCAACCCGAGCCCGTTTGCTGATGTTCGGTCAACTCGCGAAAGTGGTGCACCATCGCAGCATTACGAATCGACTCGCGCCAAACCTGATGGTTTAACGGGATAGGATGGCTGAATTCATCCTTTGGCATCTCGATGTTTAAAGCGGTTATTTTCTTGAAGAGCATGATAGCTTCCCTGTTATTAAATACGGTTTTGCGTTTATGCGGTTTCGCGTAAAACCGCATTCATAGCTAGAACTTTTTACCGTCGTCCTTTCTTCTATTCTCTGGTTTATGATCAGCGCGGGACTGATTAAACGCCATCTTCTCAACCATCGCGCCACCGACATCCAAACCAAAACCACCGGCAAAATCGAGAATACGGATAATTGCATCGGCCAACTCGACTTCAACCATTTGACGATGCGGCAACTTATCATCCATCAAGTTCTTGCGAACACCTTCCATCGCTTCGCTGATCTCACTGTGAACCAAGCAAAGCAACTCGCCTTTATTACGCTCAAGCGGCTCACCTGTTTCAATATCGTGCCACCATCCTGCATCAACATTTTGCTGATGAACCAATTCAGACATAGCATTAAGATCTGAAGCAACCCAGCCTAGTGGTGCTGTTTTTGTATTTGTATTTGAAGTAGTCATAATATTTCCTATGCGGTTTCGCGTATTAACGTATTTGCGTGTTTGCGTTTTTGATCTGTATTCAGTGCGCTAATGCAAAACAACAACGACTCATGGTCTAGTTTGCGAAGTAGGGCGCACAACGATTTCCAATGCGGATGCCAGTCGCGTTTCCAGCAATTTTCAGTCGCGCCAACCGTGCCAGCGGTAAGCTCTAACAAACGAGTGATGGTGTACAAGCGATCGCCTGTGTTCATTTCACGTTGTATTTGCTGTAAGGCTGGTAATACAAAACCCATTAAGCGTTTATGGCGCTCTGCCGTTAATGGCTTCTCTAGGGTGCTTAAATGCTGTTTCCATAACCATTTGGATATGGTTTCAATGTCTTGCCACTCATCCATCATCGATCGTGAACCACCACGGCTTTCAGTGGCGCCATAGCAATAACGTAACCAGGCAGACTCGGCTGGCTGTAATACACGGATCACACGAATGATTTCGGTTTCTTCTAATCGAACACACTTTGGAATGGGTGCAGAAGTCGGGACACTGGTTTGAACGCGAATATCGCTGTAATCAAACGATTTACCCGACTCAAGCAATTCTGTATACGCGTCATTAATCGCTGACCGTACTTCACACTTGCGCGTATTTTGGTTATCAGAAGTCCATTCCATGGTTTAGTCTCGACTAAGATTCGACAGTGGTGGTTTGCGTGATCGTCATGCCACGCGATTTTTCAGAACGAACCACACGAACACCTGTGGCTTTTTCTATCTGTGAAATAGTTGACTGGGCATGATCTCTAACGTCATACAGCTCATTCAATGCCGTTTTAACGTCACGAACCTCATCATGGCCGTCATACGATCCATCAGCTGCAATAATCGTCAATGCGGCAATAGCTTCACCAGCTTCAACACAAAAACGGGCGAGATCGCTTGTGGTGCTCTCACCGTGAGCGCTTGGCGTCACCGATGGATTTAATGAGTTCAGTTCTTGAATACAACGAGTTTGAAATGGGTCTGGCAACGCATGCACCCATGACCATTTCCACGCTAGCGGAAACAACAAGGTTTCATTCATTACTCGAGTAAATTGGTTTTGCATATTCGCGATGCGTTTTGAATAGTCATCGATCGTGCGAGGCGTACGCGCCAAAATGCACCCGTCTTCTTCTAGAAGCGGATAAAGCTTTGTTTCTGCAAATGTTCTTTGTGTGTCATTTGAATGCTGCAAGTAATCTCGCGTCGCACCAATAATGATCTGATCTTCTCTTTTCATGATACCGATAACCCCTTATCAGTTGTCTTTCATCCCTAATTACCCAAACTAGGAACTTATTCGCTCTGTTGAGCAAAATACGTCCTGTATTCTAACTATAGTTAAATTATCTTGCAACTTTTAACGAGAAAGAGAATGGCTAAGTGGGGTAAAAATACATACATGAAGAAATTTACTGATTTTGGCCCAACAATTAAGCGTCATCGGATACGTCGTGGCATGACGCAGGAAGACCTGTGCGCGGCTACTGACTATGAACTCCAGAACGGTTATTTATCTCAGTTGGAAAGCAAGCCGAAAGATGTTTCATTTCGAATTTTGAATGCGATCGCTAATGCTTTAGATATTACGTTTACAGATATGCAACGTGAAGCGGAAGGTGGTGAAGAAGCCGACGAGATAGGCCACAGGTCAACAGTCATAAGGAATCAGGCTGGTGATAGGACTAAGGATGTTATCCCCACACCTAGTAATGTTCCGGCTAATTCATACGCAGTTAAGATAACAAACACGTCAATGGAAAGCCCCAATGGGGTCAGCTATTATCAGGGCGGGCATGTTATTGTTGCGCCTTGTGATTCATTAGAAGTTGGCTCTGATTATGTATTCAGAATCGATGAAACACTCGTGATCGCACGGTATGAAACTGACGGCCGCAGACACATCCTTAATTATCTAAATCCTCGCTTCCCCTTTGAAATACTCCAAGACTATCCAGATGTGAAAGGAAAAGTCATAGGATTTCAATATTTCTCACTATAAGTGAAAATATAATTCCTCTAAAAGTGAATTCGCGCTAATATAGATACAGTCTCCAAGCCGGAGGCTGCTTTCAGCATTTTTAGGAATATATTTGGTCGGAATTTGATCAAATAGGTATAACGACCGCAATATGTTAAAATTTGCTTTTGTTACGCCCAAAAAAAAGCAGCTGTTGAAGCAGCCGCTTTTAAGATAATGCACCGGTTTTACAAGGACCGGATTTAACGTGTTCAAAAGCACAGTTCATTTTGCATTTGGAAACACTATGGCTCTTATTATAGTCCTCTTGTTTCCGAATGCCAATACGCAAATACGAATAACCGCAAAAACGGTTAAACGGTTTCGCGTATATACGTAAACGGAATATTATGGATAATCAGCGCGCAGGTTTAGTTAGATTCAAGACAGAACGTTTCGGTGAAGCCGATAACACTGGCGATTGGTTCAATGAATTTAGCTTCGACTTATCTTCAATAGGATCCATGGTTAAAATCGACTGGGACAAATCGAATACTGATCGATTTGTGCCTGGTAAGATGCTGAAAAACAAAGACGTTAAGCATACCGATTCTAAGCAACGCCATTTCATGGAATTAAACTGGCGTGAAGCGCGCAACGGCATCCGCTACCCTGTTATTCAATTTACTTCTCACGTTGATGGCACTGAATATTTTAACGGCTATGCCGCGTTAGTCGAATTATACGAGCGTGAAGGTGGCCAGTTTTTATCAGACATCGAACGCGATCGCATTAATGCTGAGCGAGCTATTAAGCAAGCTGAACAAGACAAGAAAAAATCTCACGCTGAAAAATTAGAGCGTATCGCTGATAAGCACGATGTTAAAAATCGCGCGATTTATCAGCACGTTTATAACCAAGGTGATTTTTCACTGGCGGCTATTGCGGCCCATCCTTACGCAATTAAAAAAGGTATCAGTGCTGATGTTCTAGCAATGATGGACGGTTTGGCCATTGTTACTAAGAAAGAAATGCATAAAGGCCGTAAGCGTAAATTTTTACGCAGCTGGTTGGCAATTCCTCTGCAAAATTTCGCCGGTGCTTACATTGGCCATCAGCGTATTTATGCTGATGGTTTTAAAATGCATTCCACGGGTACTGTTACTACTGAAGCGCATTACGTTCTAGGCGATATTAATACTGCAACGCAGATTGATTATTCTGAGGGCTGGGCAAATGGCGTCAAAATCTTCAATGCGGCAATTGCTGAAGGGAAAAGCGATGTTGCGGTTATTGTTTGTATCGATAAAAGCGGTTTAAGCCGTATTGTTCCGCATTATCAGCAACGCCTTACTGCAAAAACTCATACTATTCGTGCCGATAACGATCACTTTACATGGTTAAAAGGTAACAGTAACCCGGGTTTATCGGCTGCATTAGAACTGTCGGGCAAGCTAGGCGTGAAGGTTACTTACCCAACGTTTGATGATGTTTCTATTGAAAGCCAGCCAACAGACTATGACGATTTAGCAATGTTAGGTGGCCAGAAGCTAATGGCCAAGCAGTTATGGGGCCGTGGCACTAATAAGTTAGTTGCTGATAAGAACATGCTGAAGAATAAGCTGCAGCATTTAGCATTGGCTGGCGATAAGAGCTGGAAGAAGATTGCTAATCAAGCCGTTGCCGCTGGCGCCATGTATATTCCTGATCAGATGGACCGTACTCAAGTAATGGACGCGGTGATGGCTGCGGTACCTAAGCATTTAGATGTTACCCGCCCTGATCGTCGACAAATATCTAAGTTTTTAACTCGCCTTGTTAAACGTCGCTTTTTAGATGCGGCTGCTACTAAGAATTTTAGTGATGATGTTAAGGCTCAGCCAAACGTTAATTATGTAACAGTTCAAGCTGAGATCAGCGAAAAGGGCCATCCTGTAATTCCTGCGCATGTTTTAGAGATGATCAAAGCATTACCGGGTTCTACTATTTTGAAGGCCAGCCACGGCACTGGTAAGACCCAAGGCATCATGGGCCCATTGATGCGCGAGACTGAAAACGGTGCAGCAATGATTGTTCACCGTATTACGTTGGCTAACCAAATGGCTAATGAGCTGGATTTAAAACACTATAAAGAGCTGGATCACATTAACGTAAACCATAATACAAAGATGGTTAGCTGCGTTAATTCTATTATTCATGAGAAATTTGGTTGGTTCTTAGATCAAATAGAGCTGCTTTGCGTTGATGAAGCGACTCAAAACCTTAGACATTGCATGGGCGGTAAAGATGCGATTCATGCCCCTGTTCGTGCGTATAACAAATTATTAAAAGCGGCTCGTAATGCCGGCAAGGTTTTATTGGCCGATGCTGATGCCAACGATTCTTTGGTTCAATTCTTAGAGCAGGCCCGCCCAGGTGAAATGATTAACATCATTCACGTTGAGTCACCTGCAGTTAACTTAAACATTAACTACTGTTCGAATACTGAATTCGTATACGAGCAGATTATGAAAGCTGCACGTCGTAAGGTGCGTTTTTTGGTTGCGACTGATTATGCAAAGAAAGCAGCTGAGTTAGAAATGAACATTCGCCAGGTATGGCCAGAAGCTAAGATCCTATTAATGACGGGCGAAACTAAGGGTGATGAGGCTCAGTTAGCCTTTTCTAACAACCCTAACATCGTGGCGGCTGACTATGATGTGCTTATTTATAGCCCAGTGATTTCTTCGGGTGTTTCTATTAGTGAAGAGAAATCTTCTTTCACTGAGCACTTTGGTTTGTTCCATGGTGTTGTTGTTCCTAGTGATATTTTGCAGATGATCCGTCGCGATCGTAACGCTACGCAGTTTATGATTGGCTTTAAACCATCGCACAGCGGCCAAGCGGTTGATCAAGAAAACTTGTTTGCAGGGTTGGTTGAGGCGTATAAAAACAGCGCGATTGATATGAATTGGGAAGAATCAGCGACTTCGATCGCAATTGAGAAAACCCCATTCGATGATATGTATTTAAGTGTTCGCAATGCCGAAGCGCGAGCTCGCAGTGCCTACATTGCCCACGCTTTGATGTTGTTTGCTGCAGAAGGTTGGAAGATGACCCGCATGCAGGTAGATGAAGCAGAGGCCGAGCAAGGCGCTGAGATGATTAAAATGGGTAAAGAGTTATTCGAAACACAGCGTGAAGAATTGGTGATGAATGCCAAGACAGCGACCGAAGATGAATACAAGCAGTTGAAAAAAGCGGAATTTGTTTCTCAAGAACAAAATCGCATGATGGTGCGCTACGAGATTGAAAACAATCTAGGTGTGGCCGTTGAGCCCGATTCAATCAAATTTCACTATGCGAATGGCTTGGTAAAAGTTAAACGTCTTGAAATGATTCAGGCTGATTATGAAGCCGCGGCTAAAATTGAGAATTGGGAACAAGAGAAGCAGATTGTTATTACCCAGCGTAAAATGACGCTACCGCGTTGGAACGAATATCAGTTTATTTTAAAGACACTAGGCCTAGATGGGCTTGATGGCCAAGGTGACTACTGTATTGAAGGCAGCAGCAAGGTTTTAGCCCATTACACCGCCAGCGACGCAGCATGGAACAAATACAACGCTTTACGCCTTGGGCCACAGTCTGAGCAACACCCAACGTGCGCCACTCGATTCGTTAAAGCCATTTTAGAGCGTATTGCGCCGATTGTGCAGTCTAAGAAGTTGAATGGTGTGCAGTATTACAAGTTTAACGAAGAAAAATTCGCAGAGCTAAACTTTTACATTGCCGCTCGAAGCAACCTCGGCCAGAACAGCATGACCCAAGATGAATTTGCCGATTATCACGACGACAACCGCGAGATTTCGACCCAAATAGCGACGTTTTTAGCCGATGAAAGTAGTGTAATTGCTAGTAATGACGGGCGTTGTAGCGAGGGGGGAGAAAATATAGAACATGTTATATATAACAATGGTCAAATCTCCCCTGAACAAAAGCACATATTATTAGCGGTTATTTCATGGTTAAAGAAATCACCGAATACCAACCAGATTGATCAAAACAACGGCGGCGAGCAGGGGTTGTGGGCTGAGCTGCAAGGCAAGGGCTTAACCGGCATGAGCAGCTTGATGAGGATTGCCCGCGGTTGGTTGGATCCACAGGCGCTAGACATTCGCTGGGGCCAGATTGCTCCGATTAACTTGGCTGAGGTGTAGGTGATGGGCTCAATTATCGGTTACGTCGTTACTGCGATCGTTACGTTTGGTTTGACGGTTATTTTCGTACAACGAGACGACATTCGTTTAAGTCGTAAACGTAGAAACGCGGAAAAGAATAAGAAGTACCTGGTACAAGGTGTGCCAAAGCGAGTTATAGAGATAACTGAATTTGATGATGTTTTTCACTATAGAAATTTTGCCTTTTATATTGAAGGTAAATCGTATGTTCTAAGCAGCTGGATTCATTGTAATGATGATTATTTTGAGCTTTACGATGCAGAGGGTGAAAAATTCGCGAGCATTGGACAGATGTGTATTAGATCATTCCAAGATTCTGAGCGTAAATGGCACCACATTTATGGACTTGGTGTTAATAAATCTCATTGGTTGTCTTCCGATAAGCCCGGTAGATATATCAGTGCAGTGAAAGTAATCAAGGAGGTTTATTGATATGGCATTTAAACGGATTGGCGGTTGGATCGTTAAAGATAAGATATTCGCTCAGGTTAAAATAGCGAATGAACTTTGGTCGTTTGGTAAAGACAAACCCGCAAAAGAAGATGGTGAGTACCAAGTGCAATTTTTCCACATTGGGTATTATTCGAAGCCACAATATAATTCTAAGATTTGGTCTATTACGATTCTTTGGATATTGATTCAAATTGGCTTTAAAACGTCTTTTAAGAAGTGGTTAAAGATGAGTGCTTCGTGGGTGATGAGTAGTAAGCAATCGGCTAAAACAATATTACAAGAAAGCACCACCGTGGCATCAGTGACTAAGTTTAGAGATAATATTTCAATAATTTATAGTGAAAGTATCAATCATTGGACTGTTAAACAGTGCATTAAGATGTGTAATGATCGAATTGCTGAATTGGAGAGTGTTTGATATGGAACATTTATCAAAAATGAACCCTTGGACGGCTTTCTGGCTGTTCATGATCGTCTACTCAATCCTTGATGTAACTGTATTTTTGCAGGGGTATGACAGCGCACTGTTTAGTCATAAAACGCCTGTAGAGATAGAAGGGCAACGTAAAAAATTGGGCTTAGATGATGAGTGATTTTGTTATTATTAAAATTATTCAACCTTTATGGCAAAAATCGAACTGAACAAGGATATAGATATGACTAAAGAAAATGATTTTTTCGGGCGTGTGCTTTCAAAATATAATGATCTTACCGAAGAACAATTATTATCAGCTCTGTATGGTCTAACTGCCATGTATGCTTCTGATAAAGCAAAAATGTTACCTCAATCGGAACGTAAGGGCAGAAGTGAAGAGGAGTTTCTTACAGTATTAGGTGAGGTTATTGCTACTAGCACTGTGAAGCAGGCAATAAAGATTACGGATGAGTATGAAGAGCACAGTAAACAAACCTAAGGATTAGCCCAGCCACCACGAAATAAACGCTATTCTATTTGTTAAATGTCACCGGCTTAAATTGTTAAATGGCACCGGTTTAAATTGTTAAATGGAATGACGTTAACGGTATCGACTATGGCTTTGAATAGCGTTAACGCCATTCCGGTAATGGGGTTATTACGTTATTCACTCACTCAGCTTCCGCATAATCCTCATCATCGCCACCAGTTCTTCTTCTGTTAGTAATCTTAATTTTTTATTGGCCATCAGCTCTACGTCTGATCGTGGAGTTGGGCGCCCATAAATCGCGCTTATGTTTTCACTGGGTATGTCGGGAGATAGATTTGGCTCGCGATGCGCTGCATGAATCCAAAGACCGTTTACGCTATAAAATTCTATTAGTGCGGTGGTTTCGTCGGGGTGGGGAAAACGTGGGTTGTATTTATCGCGGCTCTCTTTTTTGGTGCTCAGCCTTTCCCAGTACTCAATATGTTTTTTATCAATTCTCCTGCTAATGCCGAGTTGGTTTAGATGGTTGGCTGCTTCAACCATTGTGATTTTCCGTCGGTTTCGACTCCATTTCATGCGTGTACCGAACCCTGTCCATCGTTCAGCGTCGCTTAATTTTGTAATTTTTTGTAATCATAGATTCTATAATATCGTATCAATACGCAAATATTGCGCGCTGATACGGTGATAGTCCATATTATAGAACAAGTGTACATTTTAGCCAATTGACAACCTTTAGTATTAGTAGAAAATCACTCAATAAGGGAATCGGGTAAACCAAAATGAATAAAAAAATTGATAATAATAATGATCACAAGTGTGCAGGAAAAAGTAGGGGCACAGGTACTGGGGTTGGTGGCGCGATTGAGATCAAACCATCTATTCCTGTCGGTGCTGGAGTGGGTGGTGCAGAGCCGCCCAATAAGGTAATTAAAATATCCGACTAGTAGGTCGGTATTTATCAAACAAGGATTTATGGACGTGATAAATAATACAAAACTGGACGCAATGATGCAGGATATGAGCAACGCATCAGGACTATTAGATTTATTAATCTGTAGTAAAGGCTCAGCGGATACAGGTGATCTGGCCGCTTTAACAATAGTTCAACAGCTAGTTGACCAGGTGAATGATCGCTTGGGTGATGAGTATAGAGGTGGGGTTGTTAGCGAACCCATTCAGCCAGAGATGTTGAGGTCTCCGGCTGAATTACATGCGGTTAGTTAGATTCGGTGTGCTCAGCCCATGCAAGTTTCATTGCTTCCATTTTGTCGGGGCAATCGGCATAGGTGTATTCGTAGGTTTCATCACCTATTTTTATTTCTACGTCCCACATATCAGGCGATATTTCGACGGCTTTTAGTCGTGGTTTTATTGCCTGACTGGTGATGGCGGCCTTTTTCGCGGGTTTATCAGCTGGTTTTGCTTTAGGCGCTTCTGGCTTGGCAGTCGTTTCTTTTTCAGGAAGTGATAATACCGGGCTTTTTGCTAACGCGTCTGCAGCGATCGCTAGCCAATCTCTAATGGCTGGACGACTGCAACCAGTGCCAACAATTATTTTGTTTTGATTAATTTTAACTGCCGGATCTTCTTCGAGTTCGCTAATTGCCCATGTTGTGATTTTTAGCAATACGCCCCGCGCTGCAACGTCGGGATTTTTCAGTAAACCTTTTACGGCCGTTAGCCGGTCATCGCCTTTATCTACTATTTCGGTGCGCACGATTTTGAATTGCTTATAGGCCTTTTGGGTTTCGATATCTTCGTGACATAGCTGTTCGTGCCAGAATATATCCTCATCAACTTTGGCCCAGCGTTTATCACTGTTGAAATGGGTTTCAAAAACGATTCTAGCCCACACAGGGCGAGTGTCTTTAAATACTCGGCTTTCATCTTGCCATACTCGTTTGGCGGCCTTGCCAAGCGTTTTACCCGTCTTTTGACCAATAGCAGTATTGCGTTTGGTCTCTGGCAGTTTGTCGAATTCATCCAGTGCAATTATTTCAGGCTGTTTTTTCAATAGTTCGATCGCAGCCATTACGGTCTTGGCAGGTACGAGTGTGTAAATGGTATAGGTTTTCGAATAGTCGGCCCCACCGCGTTTTTTAGCCGCCCCTGAGAACGTGAGTTCATATTCGCCCGCCAGTTCAAACTTCCCCTGGTACACAACTTCAACAGCACGACGACCGGTGGCGAATGCGATGCCTAGCGCCAAGTATGAATAGCTGATGGCTTTGCTGGTATCGGGTGTGAGTAGTCGATTGATGGTGCTCATTAACCACTGATAGCTGACATCGATGGTATTGTTTTTCTTATGCTCAACCGCTTTTTGCGCTTCGTCAGCCATGATTTTCTTATGAACTGAGTCGGTCTTTAACCAGCGCATTATCTCATGATCAAGAACCACTGGTTTAAGGTCATTATATGAATCCTCATAATTACTCGTCTTATCGGTTAGGGCCTTATATGCGACGAGTGCATCATTATCTTCAATTGCAACGATAGGCTCAATGTCACTACGCCACAGCGGGTATTGATCGGCCAGCTGATCGATCTTCTTTTTAACTTTATAGCCTTTTAAAATTTCATGATTCAGTTTTAGCTTTTTTAATACGCCTCCTAATTCTTTCCCGCTGATCATTTTTTCCAATAAGTTTTTATGAGCAATTCGAGTATCACTAATATTATTGTGAATAATGCTTGTGATGTCGCTGGACCAGTTCGGATAGCGCTTTGCCAATACACCTAACTTCTTATCAAGCCCATGGTGGTGAAGGTTCTGCTCTGTTATGGCGTGCCTAACGCGGGTTAGATAATGGCGAAAGGTGGTGAGTTTTATTTTATCTTCTTCACGCTTTCGGCCATCTTCAAATAATTTATTTTTAACTTTTTCACCGAGCGCACGGTGGCGACGACTGCGTTCAGATTGATCATAAGAGTCATTGTTATCGATGTAATTGATTTCGCGGATGGTGTCTTTGATGATCGCAGGAAGATCAATCGTCCCTGATTTTGCCCGGCTTTTTTCGACCGTTAATTTCGTGTCTTTCATGCTAATTCCTTTTGATAAAAATATAATATGTATAAGCGTACACTAATAAGCCCTATTGTCAACTCGTACATATATTAGACCTAGTTGTTTATAG